CCCGGCGGGAGGCTCGGCTGGTGCGCTACGCACGGGCGCGGTCGGAGACTCGTCCGCCGGGGCGGAAAGGGGGGCAGGTGGAGCCGCCGGCCTGGTATCCCGGTAGTCAGGGATTTCATCGTCCGCCACCAGCCTCCGGCTCCCCGCCCCCTGCTCCGCGCTCCGCCCCGCCATCTGCTGCCGCACGCGGCTGCCCACCTCGTTGCGCAGGTTGCCAAAGACTTCGCCGGGCGCGGTGCCCAGTTCCGCAATGCCTTCGAGCACGATGTCCGGCACACTGGTGATGCGCCCCTCGCTGGTGAGCTGGCCGGCCGCCTCGCCCGCCATGCCGCCGCCCATCTGCATTCCCAGTTCCTTGGCCGTGGCGACGCCCACGGCGCGCCGGCCCTGCCCGATAACTCGATTCAGGAAACGCCCGGCCAGGCCCGCGGTCGCGGCATCCGCGGCAGCCACGGGCAGGCCACGCTTCACGGCCTTGGCCTTGGCGGCGGCTTGATTCTCCGGCACGGCAAACCACCGCGCCAACGCCGCGGGATCGCGCACCACGTCGGGACCGGCGGATTCCAGCAGGCTGTGCGCGTATTCGATGCCAAGGCTGTTGAGCCCCACGGGCACCGGGCCACCCCCGGCGGCGGCGCCGAGAATGCCGGGCGCAGCCTGGGGCAGGGACTCGGCCACGACGGTGGCGATGGTCTCCACGGGATGGCTGCCCAGCGTGCGCCAGAAATCCGTGTGCAGGTTCTCCAGATCCGGCGATGGGGGCAGGGCGTCGATGCGCTGCTGGCGCCCGGAAATCTTCCGGGCAATCTGCATCGGGGTGGACTCGGCGGCGCGCTCCAGCTCGGCCAACCGCTCGGGGCGACCGCCGTAAAGCGCCTGCTCCTGTTCGGCAAAGCGACCGGCCAGGAAGGCGCGGCGGGCATCGGAGAACTGCGGCGGACGGGCGGCAACATTGGCCAGCCGCATGGTGTCGAGCGCCTGCAAGCCCTGGAGCGCACCACGCTTCACCGCCCGGCCCACGCCGCGGACTTCCTGCCCGATGCCCAGCTCGTCGGGCCGCGTCTGCCGGGCGAGGTCGCCGCGGCCCAGCTCCCGGGCCATCTGCCACTGGGCATCGAAGGCGCGCAACTGCGCCTCGGCGGCCGGATCGGCCACGGGTTGCCCGTCGGGCGCGCTGGCGGACCAGGCGCCCTGCATGGCGTCCACGGTTTCCTTCACCAAACCGCGCGGGCCGGTCAGGCGGGTGACGGCGGCGGTGTCGGCGTCGTTGGCCTGCATCTGGCCATACGCCTTGAAGTTGGCGGCGAACTCCCGGTCCTGAAGGAACTGCGGCGCCTCGGTGCCGATGAACCGGGTCAGTTCGGCATCGGGAACGTCCCGGAAACGGGGATCCTCACGCCGGATGAACTCAAGGACGCGGGACGACATGGTGTTATGGCTTCAGGGTGGCCTGATACTTGTTCCAGAGATCGTCGAGGGTGCCGCCCTTGGTGGGGGCCGGGCGCGCCCCCATCGCCTGCAATTCGTCGTCGAGGCGCAGCAGTTCGTTGTCGATCATCGCCTTCGTGTCGTCGTCCAACGCTTTGGCTCTGGAGGAAATCAGATCCACACGCTGCGCTCTCAGCCCGGCAAGGTAACGCTGCTTCTCGCCCGGCCTCATTTCGTCAGCGGGCAACGCCTGGAAGGCGCCCGTGTCCGGCGACAGGGCAAACTTGTGTCCGCCAATCGTGGTTTCGATCAGGCGCTTGTCCGGCTTCCCGGCCGCCTCGTCGCCGTAGCGCACCAGCGTCTGGAGAATGTCTTCACTCATCGCACCCGGATTGCGGCCGAGGGCTTGGCGCAGGCGTTCGGCCGGGGGCAGTTGGGCGGCATCGAGCACGGCGGGCGACGACACGCCGGGAATCACGGGCTGCCCAAAGTCGATGGCGAAACGGCGGAGCGCATCGACCTGCTCCTTCTGCCTGGCCGCGGCTTCCTTCTGCAAAGTGAGAAACGCATTGGCCCGGACGTTGTCGTCCTCGAAGTTCTTGATCTGGGCTGCGCGGAATTCGTTTTCCATGTCCTGCTGCCGGCGCTGCTCGTAGAGCGTGATGGCCCCGACCAGGTTGCGCTTCTGGCTCAGGCTGCTGCCCGCCGACTTGCTAAGTTGGGGGCCAAACTGCTCCAGAAACTTCGGGTCGGACTTGCCGCGGGCCGCGGCGACTTCCAGCAGCGTGTCGTAGCCGGCGGATTCCTCCTTGTCCTTGCGCCATTGCTGGACGCCCTGCGCAATCGCCTGGCTGGCGCCGGTGATGCCCTGCATGAGGAACTCGCCGGCGCGGTTTCGTTCGGTGGGGGTGTAGGGCATGGCTTAGGCGGGTTGGGTGGGCAGTTGATCCTGGCTGACGATGGGCCACAGCTCCGCGGCGATGGCCTGCATGTGGACCCAGCCGCCGCACAGGAACGCGACGGCGAGCACCATGAGGTTGCCGGACAGGCGCAGCGCATCGGTGAGCGGGCCGGGTGTCGTGACGCTCGTGGAGTAGGTGCTGGCGATCAGCGCGTTGACCACGATCAGCGCCTCGTGGTGGGCACGCCAGAAATCGCAGTTGGCCAGCACAACCGCCTCCATGCAGCGGTCCACCTCGTTCACGCGGTGCCGGCCGGGCTCGTCGATGTCATCGTCCACGGCGTGGGCGTGCGCGTGGAAGGCGAGCAGGAAGGCGAAGGCATCGTCGCGGTTCAGCGCGGCGCGGCGGTAAAGGTCCAGCAGGGGTGGGATCATGGCTCCGGGTCGTTCACATGCTGCCGGAGGCCAGCATGCCGGCGCCGCCGAGCCTGCCAGCCGCCCCGATGCCCGCGCCCACCATCGCGGCGGAGTTGTTGGCCTTGGCAATCGCCGCGTCGCGCTGGCTGTTGGCGTTCCAATCCAGGATGTTCGAGGCGCCGCCGTAGATGTTGCCGGTCGTTCCCTGGGCGTTCTGGTTGCCCATGCCCAGCAGGCCCATGCCGGCGTTGGCGCCGGACGCGCGCCCGGTCACCAGTTGGAAGGGATCGCCCGTGGTGGCCTGGTTCATGCCGGCCACACCCAGTGCCCGCTGGAGGTTGTTCTGGAAATACCGCTCGGCGGCGTCGGTCGTGCCCAGCGCCTCGGCCATGGCGTCGTTCAGGCCGAACCCGAACCCGCGGGCCGCCTGCGCGCTGCGGACGTTCTGTTCCACCACTCGGCGGATGCCCGGCGGCAGGTTGCGCCCGGCGCTTAAGCCTTCCAGCGCGCTGGCGTTCAGGGCGTCCATCAGCGCCTTCTGCTGCGGATTGGCGCTGCGGAAGGCGTCCACGGCGCCCGCCCCCAGCCGGGTCACGTCGGCGATGTCCTGCTCGCGCTGCGCGGTCGAGGCGGCGCGGTCGGCGGCGGCGGCGGTGGGCGCGGCATCCTTGAAGTAGATGTCCAGCAGGCCGCGGGTGCCGTCGGTGGGCGAGCCCAGCAGGGCCATCTCCAGCTCGCGCCGGTTGATGGCGCCGAGCTTGGGCGAATACTTCTCGGTCGCGGCGAGGCTGGCCTCCGTCTCCGCGCCCACGTCGCGCGCCTGGATGTTGGGCGAGAAGTCGAAGAGCGGCCGGCGGCCCAGGCCGCGGGCCAGATGTTCAACGGTGAGGTTCATGGTTCAATCGGGCGCAGCAGGCTTTCGTGCAGGTAAAGGATCTTGTCGTCGGTGGTGCGGCGGCAGATCACCAGCCGGGCGGGCAGGGACTGCACCGGGATCACCGGATGCAGATTGCCCTCGCGGTCGCGGTAAAGATGGGTGGGTTTCTCGTTCTTGCGGTCAGCGGTGAAAGCAGCTCCAGCACACCCATCCCGCCAGCCGATGGCTCCACGCGAGCTGGCCCGACGCGGCGAAGTGGCGTTGGCAGAGCGGACACGTTCCCGGCTTCGGGTAAGTCGGCCTGACGTAGGCGGGTGGCGTCTTCGGCCCGGCGGGCGCGGTGGGCGGCGAACCGGTGGAAACGGGAGAAGAGATGTTCACGCGCATAATGTCTGAGGAGGCCGGTGAGATCGGGACGTTGACGGCGGAGCAGGGCCGGAACCCGGTGGCCCTCGAACCGGGTCACCCACGGGAAGCGGTCGCGAAATTCATCGAGCAGCGCGAGCAGCCCCGCGGGCGTGGCCGCCATGAGGTTGGCGACGTAAAGCGCGCCGGCGGTGGTGAACCAGCCCAGCCCCAGTGCCGCGCCCGGCACCCACACGCGCACGAGATCGGCCCGGCCGAGATAACGGGCCAGCGTGGCGTCGTCGCACGCCTTCAGCTTGGGCGTGCCGCGCGCGCGGATGAACTGGATCTGGGCGGCGATGGGGTTCACTTGATGGCGTAGGGTTTCACCTGCCAGTTGACTTCGGTGATCGTGGTGAACACACCGGTGGAAGCATGGGCCACCGACAGCGTGGTGGCGGCGGAACTGCGGACCAGTCCCAGGTTGGTGCCGTCGCGCACGGCCGCAAAGCAGGGCACCTGGTCGTCGGTGCCCGACACCGGACTGCCCACGTCATGCAGGGGAATCTCCTGGCCCGTCGTGTAACCGGCGTCGCCGGTGACGTTGACCAGCACCCAGTGCGCATTGCGCGGCACCGAGCCCAGGGAGTGCGCCTGCGGCGTCACGGCCGCCCCGGCGGCGGGAACGCTCACCGCGCTGCCGGAGAAGGCGGTCAGCGCGGTGCCCGCCGTGATGGACGTGATGCGGCCCTTGGCATCCACCGTCACGCTGCTGGGCGTGGCGTAGGTGCCGGCCGTCACCACATCCGGCAGCGAGGCGCTGCTGGTGCCGCCGAGCAGTTGGAAGTTGGTGCCGTCGTAGGCCACGGCGATCAGCTTGGCGTTGGGAAGGTCGCCGCCGCTCGGGTCGGTGCCGTCGAGTTTCTTGATCGAGGTCGCGCCCAGCGAATTGACGTTCAGCGTGCAGGCGCCCGTGTTGGCGGCATTGGCCTTGAAGAGCAGCACGCGCCCGGTCAGCGCGGCCAGCGTGGTCACGATGTCCGTTAGAGTGAGCGTGTAGGCGTTGGTGGTGCCGGCGGCTTCGCCGTAGGTCTTGCGCGCCAGGCCCTCGGGCGAAGTCAGTTGCCAGTAGGTGCCGTCGTAGGTGACCCAGAACACTTGGCCGCTGCGGATGTCGCCGGCCTCCAGCGCGGTGTCGGTCTGCTTGCGGATGGCCACGGCGCCCAGGCTGTTCACGTTCAGCGTGGCTGCGCCGGTGTTGGTGTGGTTGGCCTTCAGGGCAAGCCAGCTCCCCGTGGTCAGGGCGGTGAGGGCCGGACTGGGCGCCGCCACGTAGGCATTGGCCGAACCCGTGGTCGCCACGTAGGCAATCGGCCCGGGCACGATGTGCGTGCTGTTCGTGCTGCCGGCGCCGAGATCGGAAGAGCCCACGGAGCCCTCGATGTCCACGGTCGGCAGGAAGCCGGCGTTGAGGTCGTCGGTGGTGACGGGAATCCCGGCGGTGGCGGTGAAACCGCGTTGAACGGTAGCGTTAAGCGGCATGGCTGACTACGCCATGCGCGAGGTTGTCAATTCCCGCGCGAACAGTTCTCCGGCGCTGGGCCGGCGTCAAGTGTCATTCCGGGGAACGGCGGCGCGGCGTCAGGCCACAAGACAAACGCGGCGATGTGGCGGCCAGTTCCCTTGCCTTGCGACCCATCCTCGATTGCGTGCCAGCGAACGTCCCCGAGATTTCGGACGTTCACTGAGCCAGAAGCCCTGAGCATCATCAGCACCCACTTGTCCACAGGATACACCACCACCGACAGCTTGCCCTTGCGCTGTTCCTCGATGGCCTTCCGCATCCATGCAGTCGGACCCTTCTTTCGCCCGTTGTGCATAATGGATCCGAACGGTGGGTTGACGTAGTTGCGCTGACCCCAATCGCACGTCAGCCCGTCGAACCCCTCCGGCTTCGGGAATGGGCACGGATCGAAGTCGAACGGCCCGAACTCGGCATTAAGTTGCGCATAGAGTTCTGGCGGCGTCAGCCAGTAGTGCTTGCCGTCATCGCCATTGCCGACGTGAAACTTGTTTGCAGATGGCTGGAGTTGGCTCTGATGTGGCTTGACCATGCGACGCTTCGAACATTCGTTCATCATCATTCCGGGGAACGGCGAAGGGGCCTGTTGGGTTCGGTGTTGACCGCTCGTTACAATCCAACTCCCACAGCCATTTGGTTTGGGTTGGGTGATCGTCCACTCGCGGACGCCCTTGGCGACTCCACGGCCCGCCACCACGTTCGCCCACCAGCCGGAACCCCGCACCTTTCAGGCTTCCACCGCCCTCTTCAGGCAGCGTGTAGGTTATTAACCGCGCGTAGCCCAGCGCCTTCGCAGCTCGCCATGCGGCGCGGTAGAGCATCGAACAGCCGTTGGCTACGCCGTCCGTGCAGCAGCGGCTCACTTCGAGCGTCCACCCATTGTCCGCCATCCGGCTTACCGGCCTGCCAACGATAGCAACACCACGCACCCTCCAGGATTCATCCGCCAGTGCGATGCTAAACTTGTGACCCGTCACGGGATTGTGATGCCTGTGATGTTGGGCCACGTAGGCATTGGCTTCTTCGAGAGAGATTGGAGAGATGCGCAGCACAAATCGTTCATCATCATTCCGGGATCAGTTCCAGCACGCGCTCCTTCACGTAGCGGGGCTGCTTCATGCCGGGCACGGTGTGGGCAATCTGCGGATTGCTTTCGACCACCTTGGCCCACGTCCGCGCGTCGCGGATGCCCAGCACCGCCCGCACCTCGCGCGCCGTCACCAGCACGCCCGGCAATTCCATGAACGCCTTCCGGGTCATCAGTATCCTCCTCCACCCCGCGAGCGCAGCGCCCGCTCGTCCACATGCGCCAGATCGGTCTGGCTGGCGTAGCGGACGAGGTCGGCCCACTCCTTGCACGCGCCGTCGCTGCCTCCCAGACCAGTGTAGTGCTCGAACATCCAGCGCACCTGCTCGCAGCGCGGGTCCACGTAGAGCCGCGGGTCGTTGTAATCCGTCACGAAACCGTCCGGGTGAGACTCGTCCCAGCTCAACAGGTCGTTGACGTGATCCACGCCGGCATCAATGCCCTTGCCGCTGAAGGCCGCTTCAAACAACAGGCTCGGCCCCGTCACGCGGTTGGTGCCTTCCTGCCGCTGTTCGGCCAGCATCAGGTCGGCCAGCGTGGTGCCGCCCTTCTCGGCGCTCTGCGGGTTCGCCATCGCCCGCGGGTCGAAGTAACTCTGGAAGATCACCTCGCGCACGGGCTCGGGATGCCGCGCCCGGAAATCCTCCATGAGCGCCTGCGTGAGTTTGCCCGGCTCGGCCGGCAGGCCGTGGTCAGCCATCACGCGGAGCAGGCGCGCCCGCCGATGCGGATCGCGCTCGGCCAGGTCGCCGCCATCGAGATCGAGCGGAATCGTCTCGGCCGCCAGCATGGCCCGCTTGTAATCGGCGATGCCGTAGCCGCGCCCGTCCTGCGCCGGCCCCGGATCGCCATCGGCGCCCTTCTTCACCTCGCCGCCCTCGGCCCGCGCCGTGGGCACCGCCCATTCGCCGAAGTGCGGCACGTCGGGCCAATCGCGGTAGATCACCCGCTTGGTCCGGCCGCCCGCCGTCTGCCACACGCGCACCCAGCAGATCGCCCACATGCGGCCCGGATGCGGGTCCACAAACCGGTAGTTGGTCCCCACCAGCGGCAGGCGGTCCGTGGGCAGCAGATGCACCGGCCCGAACTTCGGGAACTGGCGCCCGCGGATGTCCCGGCTCCAGCCGTAGCCCTCGCGCTGGAGCGTGCTTTCGTCCATGCGCTTGCTTTCCGTGTCCCGGAACAGAGCATAACCGCTGAAGGGATTGAACCCCTTGAAGAAGAAGATGGCCCGCGCATTCGGCCGCTCGCACTCCAGCCGGTAGGGCATGTGGCCCGGCGGCAGGTCGGGGATCTCGCGCACCTGCCGGCGCGACTGCGGGAGCAGTTCGGCCCGGCGCGATTCCAGCAGCTTGGGCGCGCCGCCAATCGTCTCGCGCACACTCTGGGTCACACCCTTCAGCGGCGTGAAACTCCACAGCACCTTCGCCTCATTGTTCGAGGCGCGGTCCATCGTGGTGTTCAGCCAGTCCAGCGTCACATCCTCGTCGATCCAGCCGCCGATGTTGGGAATCAGGTAGGGCTTGCCCGCCTTGTCCACGATGGGCTTGCCCTTGGCGTCGGCGAAGTGCCGCCACTTGCGCGGCAGCACACCGAGGCTCATGCCCTGATAATCCTTCACCTTCTGGTTGATCGTCAGGAAGTAGATGGTGGTGGGCGGAGCGGTGGGCAGCACCAGCAGGTTGTCGGTGAAGCCGCGGCCCGCCTGGAACTTGAGCTTGAAGTTGGGCGACTCCCGGGTGTTGAGCTGTTCGCGCCACACGCGGGGCAGGTAATCCCAGATTTGAAGCTGCTGCGTCTGCTGGCTCGTCTTCTCTGAGTCGGAGATGCACCAGCGCAGGCCGCCCGGATAGGCGAGCCACGAGTTGAGACAGAGCCACGCGCAGCAGGTGGACTTGCTGGCGCGCCGGCCGCCGCCGAAGTAGAGCAGGCGGCAATGGTCCAGCTCGCGCACGCTGTCCCACCAGGGCGGCAGCACCCAGCCATCGCTCAGGCCGTCCCACTTGGGATTGTCCACCTTGTCGCGGCGATGCACCTCGGCATCGTGGGCAGCCCACACCTCGGCCAGCCACTGGCGCGTGGCCTCCTCGCCCCGCGCGACCAGCATGGCGGCGACGTGCGGGCGCTCCGGCAGCTCCAGCAGCGGATGCCGCGGAGGCGCCCCGGCCAGCAGCCGGTCAAGGATGGGGGCGGAAGGGGTCAAGGTGAAATTTAACCTCGCGCCTCAGATTTCTCACGGACCAGCTTCCGCATGGCTTCCACCCGCGTGGTGCCGGCGGCGGCGGTGCTCCCGTGGCTGCAATGCACCAGCTTCAGGTCGCCCGGCTTGCCGTAGTCGTCGGCCACGTCGCGCACGTCCTCGAACAGCCCGTCGCGGTGCAGTTGCTGCCACAGGAACATGTCGCTGGTGTGCGGGCGCCCCTCGTGCAGGCCCACGGGCACCAGCCCGGCGCACACGCGGTTCACAAGGAATTCCTCGAAGAGAGCCCGCCCGCCGAACAGCAGGCCCGTGTTGGGCATGTCGCCGGCGTGAAAGGCCAGGAAGGGCTTGTCCCCCGAGTTCTGCGCCAGCGCGTGGCGCGGTCTGAGGCCGCAGTTCACCAGATCATCGTCGCACCAGAAACCGCCGCACTGCGCCGCCACCAGCCACCGCCGCCAGCAGGCCAGCTCGTATTCCGGCGCATTCACGGTCGGCAGCGCCGCGGCGATCTGCCCGTAAACCAGCGCCCGCGGATGCGCCAGCGCCTGCGCCGAGTAATGCACCACGGGAATCCACCCGTGCCGCCGCCAGCTCTCAGCCCACAGTTCTAGGATTTCGCCCCGGTCCACGCCGGGCAACGGCTCGTGATAGGTGTGAATGATCACAGGTCAATGGTTCCAGGGTTGAAGTTCCAAGCCGCGATTGCGGTATTCCTGTTCCAGAAAGGCGCGGGCTTCCGGGTCGGCATCGTGCCATTCCACGAGGATCACCGGCCCGCGCTGAAGGAAGGGCTCCAGCCCCAGCAGTTCCCGCAGGATGCCCGTCTCGGCCCCCTCGCAATCCAGCTTCAGCGTCACGCGGTTCCGCGGGTGCATCAGCACGCCGGCCAGCACCGTGCGCACGTCCAGCACCTCCACGCAGACCATGAACGGATGCGGCTCGTTGACTGCCCAGCGCGCCAGCAGCGAGTCACCGCTGGGATCGGTCTTGAGGTAAAGCGGGGAACAGGTGCCGGCGGCGGCTCCCAGCGCGGCATTCCACAGCAGCACCGAATGCCATTCCCGGGCATGCTGCTCCGCCAGTGCCAGCAGGTGCACGAAGTTGCGCGGACTCGGCTCGAAACACACCAGCGCGGTGTCCTTGCGACGCTCCGGCGGCACCGCGGCATCCAGCGTGAAGATCTCCCCGCAGCCCGCCCCCACATCGAGGAAGTAGTTCATGCCCCCTTCCCCTTCTTCCTGCTTTCCTGCTTTCCAAATTCAACCGCCGCCCGCTGTTCCCGCAGCACGCGGATCAGGCTGCCGTCCTTGTTGCGGTGGAACACCACGGCGTCCTTGGGTATGCGGCGCAGATCGTCCACGGTGTGGAACGTGGGCGGCCGGTCGAGCGGACCGAACTCCTGATAAAACAGCCGCGTGCGATGCGCCTGCGGCGTGAGCACGTCGGCCATTGCGATGTCCCACGCCGTGCCCAGCTTGTCGGCGCGGAAGTGATGGAACACGGAATGGTGATACGCCGCGTTGCCGGTCAGGTGCTCGGGATAGTCCGCCGTGGCCGGCTCCACGAACCCCATGTAGGGCAGCCCGCAGGTGCGATACTCGTCGCGCAGGGCGTCAAACCAGCCCGACTTGAGCGGGATGCAGTCGGGCTCGTTGAGCCAGAAATCCAGCCGGGTCCGCCGGCAATACTCCGCGGCGACCAGGAAGCTCCAGCAGGTGCCCGTCGGCCAGCCTTCCTTGGGCAGGTCGAACGGGGTTACAAGCCACCTAAACTGCTCAAAGGCATCCGACAACAAGTCCGAATACACGGTCAAAAAAGGCAGCGACCGCGGCACCACCACCAACGCCGTGGCGTTCACCCGGCCCAGCTCGGCAATCCACTTCAGTAGATCGCGGAACCGGTGTTCATCCGCCGCACAGAACGGCAGCACGCACACGAAGTCCTTGCCCGGGGTGAAGCGGACGATGCGCTGCTCGGCCCGCCGTTCCGCCGCGGCCTTGCCCTTCAGGGCAGCTTCCAACTGGGCCTTGAGCTGGATGGTCTTACGGGAGAAGTCCGGGTCATCAAGCAGCCCGGTTGGCCGTGTGATGGGGATTGTCCGCTCCGTCTGGCGGCCGAAGAGCCGCGTCAATAGATTCATTTCAGCGCCATGTTTCGTGGCACTGGAATGGACAGCGCGAACCTAGCAGGGCGCGCCGGATTGTCCAGCTCAAACTTGCTGCCCGAAGCGCGGACTGCCGCGGATGATCTCCAGCCCCACGCCGGCCACTTCGGTGCGGCCCTGCGTGCCGGTCATCTCCACCTGCACGTAGCGGCCCTGCACACGCAGCCGCCAGGCGCGCTCCGTCTCCTGGTGCCGGTCCACGTCCAGCCCGGCGGTGCCGAAGTTCACGCCGTCATCGTCCACGTCCACCGAGTAGTCCGCGCGGTAGGGCGTGGCGTGATCGTCGTCGGGGTTCTCCGGGTCGTAAGCGGCGGCGTCATGCGGGCGCAGGTATTCCGTGCGGTCGGCCGTCACGTCGGCCACCAGCGTTTCCGCCTCGTTCACGCCGTCGGTGCGGTAGCCCACGGTGTATTCCGGGTTCCACGTCCGCAGGCTCACGCGGGCCTGGGTGAAGCGTTTGCGGCCGATCACCTGCCCGCCGTAACCGCGGGTGAGCAGGGACGTGGCGATGGGCGTCATCGTCCACTGGCCCAGCGCGGCCGGCACCTGGTCGTGGTAACCGTCCTCGTAAAGGCAGATGTAGCCGTCGTCGCTCACGTAGATCAGCCGCGTCTCCCCGGCGTAGGACAGTTTCAGCCAGTCAAACACCTGGAGCATGGCGCTCGTGTCGCGCCCGGCCCAGCGTTGCGTCACGGTGTCGAACACCAGCACCGTGTTGTTGTAGTCCGCGTCGTCGAGCGGCACGGCCACGTAAACCTTGTTGTCCCAGAACGCCATCGTGGCATTGCCCGCGTGCTGCCAGTTGATGCGTTTGATGAGCGGGTCGATGTCGCGGCTCACCGGCACGTCCACGCCCTGGAGTTTGTTCTGCTCGGTCTGCCGGATCGAGCACACGCCGCGGCGATGCGCGAGGAACCACACGTCGTTGCCCACCTGCACCACGGCCTTGGGCGCGCGCAGGCCGTATTCCGTCGTCACGGCGTCGAGCTGGGCGTTCGTGTTGATGTCGGAGTTCACGCCCGACACGTTGGCCACGACGTAAACCGAATCCTCCTTGAAGCAGAGCAGGGTGGTGTCGTTGAAGCGGTAGAGGCCCACCAGCGAATCCCGCGAGCCCTGGTTGATCCTGAAATTGTTGTAGAGCGCGTCGCCTTGCAGCGCGTCGTTCACCGTGCCGAAATCGCTCACGAACACGCCGTCCTTCACGTCCGGGTCGTCGTCCTCGTTGATCACGAAGAGCCGGTTCTGGAAATAAACGCCGTTGCTGCTGGGCGGCAGCGGCACCTTGCCGGAGTCGGCCACGGGCAGTGCCCGCCAGCCCACGTCGAGGTCGTTGCAGAAGATGGGGTCCAGGTCGGCGCCGCGCAGCATGACCAGCCCGGAGAAGGTCTGGATGATCTGCACGCGCTCGGGAATGGTGAAGCCGGAGGGCAACGGCATGGCCGAACCCGTGGTGCCCGGCCGCGCCTTGAACACGCCCGACGTGGTGGCGATGATGAGCCATTGCCCGGAGCCCAGCGGATCGTTGAACACGCCCGCGCCGGCCACGTTGCCGTAGGGCAGCACGTCGCCCGGACCGTAGCCGGCCTCGTGCCGGGCGCCCCACGCGAGCAGGCGGATGCCCCGGCGCGGCGCGGCGCGCCCCTCGCGGAAGCGCAGGTTCACGGCGTCGGCGAGCAGGCCCGGCTCCAGTTGGCCCGGGTCGCGGCGCAGATCCACGCCCAGGAACGCGCCGTCGCCTTCGGCCACCGGCTGGTCGTCCCCGCGGTCGTAGCTGCGGTGCTGGTTCATGGCTTACTCGCGTCCGCCGGCGGCCTTCACGTAGTCGGCTTCGGTCTTGCGATTCAGCGCCTCCAGCTCGGCGATCTGCTCGGGCGTGAGTTCGCCGCGTTGCTTGAGCAGGCGGAGCACGTCGAGCGCGAACGGGGCGAGAGCCTTGGCGGCCTCGATGGCAATGGGGATGGCGACGGCGACACTCATGGGGCGAAGGCTTTGATGGCGGTTTGGAGATCGGCGAGCAGGGCGACGGACTGCGCGGTCGGCGGCTGCGCGGTGTCGTATTGTGCCGCGGTGAAGGCGGCTTGCCAGGCGGCGGAGAATTTCGTGAGCGCATCGTCCACGGCGCGGCGGCGCTGAAGCAGTTGCGCGTGGGCCTGCTGGCGGTCGCCTTCGGGCAGGGCATCGGCGCGGCGCTGTTCGCGCGCGACGTAGGCACCCCAGGTCTTCATGGCGGCGTCCTTGGCGTATTGGATTCCGGCGAGGGTCTTCTGGGAGTTGGCCTTGGCGGAAACGCAGCCGGAGGCCAGGCAGCCGAGAAACGAGATAAGGAGGGCGAGCAGGAGTGGCCCGAGCCAGTCCTCGATGGTGAGTTGTCGGCGGGTGTTCATGGTTTCGTAATGTTGAGTTCTTTCGGCACGTTGGTCCCGAACCAGATGGCGCGGGCCACGCCGCGGAGCCCGCCGCCATTGCGGAGGGAATGATACGCCCGCGTGACGTAGGGCGAGAGCATCAGGGCGAGCATGACTTTGGCCCGGTAGCGTTCCGGGACGAAGGGCAACAGTTCGTTGGCGAGGTCGTTCATGGTTCTTGATCCTTGTCTTTGGTTTTGCGGTCGCGTTTCGTCAGCATGAACACCAGTCGCACGGCGAGCACGGCGGCGGTCAGCAGTCCGACGAGGAGTTTGACCCACTCGTTGAGGGCGCCGACGGAGAGCACGCCGAGGCCGCCGCCGCCGATCACGGCCGAAAGCGCGAGATGTTTGAAGTGTTGCAGCGTGGTGGTTTCCATGGGGGCGTCATTCATGGGGCGTCGAAGGTGGCTAGGAGGGCCAGCCCGTTGGTTTCGAGCAGGCGGAACGGGACGGCCGGGTCGGCGGAGCAGAGAAAAAGGGCAAGGACCGTCTTCATCGGTAGTAGTTCGCGGCGTTGACGGAGACGCGGTTGGTGCCGCCGACGACGGTGTTGAACCACGTCAACACGGTGTAGTTCGTGTTTCCGGTGCCACCGTTGATGGTCAACGTCGAGCCGGTCGGGCTGAATCCGTAGCTCGGCAGCGTGATCGTGCAGTTTGTCGCGGCAGGCCAGATCGTGACATAGCCGGCATCCTTGGCGGCGAGGCTGCTGAAGGTGAGCGAGAAGTTGTTGGTGCAGGTCAGCACGTCCCTCTGCGAAACGCCTTTGCCCGCGGTGATGTTTACCGTCGTGCTGGAGTAGGTCAGCGTGCCCGTGGTGGCATCCAGCACCGGGACGCTTTCGAGCGAAACCACGCCCGCGCTGGAGCGGCCCAGCGTCGTATCACTCGCGTGGCCAAGCTCGATGGTCGTCGTGGTGACCTTTACCGCGTCGATCGTTTGGGCGCGTAGAGCAAAAGCGCCGAGAAGGCATGTAAGTAGGAATTCGTATTTCATATCAATAAACTCCGTTAGGGGCATTCACGACGTCAACGTAATCAATATCCACAGACACATTGGTGGCCGGCGCGCTTCCGCGTTTGACAAGCTGAACCTGCGGTCGAAGCTCGGTTGTGTTCGCCGGGATGTTCGATGTGGCGTTGGCGGAATTGCCAGACGTGCGCGGGTTGAGAAAAGCTCTCACTTGCGACCGGTCGTTGTTCACGATGATTTCGCAATCATACCACGTGTTCGCGGCGATGGAGCCCGACGACACCAGCACAGACGACGTTGTAAAACCACCGGAACGGCACACCAAACGCAGGGCATTGTCGACATAGTCCACATAGTTCTGCTCCAGAGCGATGGACTCGGTTGGGTTGTTTTGTGGCGCGCTGCTGGCGTCAGCAAAGAACCCGATACGGAACCGGTGTGCGTCAGTTGAGCCTGCTGGCAGGGCTGACAACCGGAACCGCGCCTTCATCCTCAACACGCCGCGACCGGCGAACGTGCCAGCATAAGGCACCTGCATCAGGGTGGCGTTGTACTCATTCGTGCCGGTTTGAAGTCGAATGATACCTGAAGCGTTGGTCGTGGACGTGATGTAGCTGGCCGCAGTCGGAGCAAGATTGTAGTAGATGCTCCACGGACTCAGGCCGTGGGTGAAACCGCTGCGGATTTCTGTGCGTTTCGCTTCCAGCAACGGACGCTCGTCGAAGCCATACCATGATGGCGAGAATGACGCCCAGCCGATGTCGCGCTCATTGAGATTATTGACCTGCACGTAGGACGCGCCTCCGCCGTAGTCGATGTAGCGGACGAATGCGTAGGTATCCAACGCGGCATTCTCATTCCACCGTTCTAGGATGCCACCGTTAATCTGCAAAGTGGTAACTGGCGAGCCGGTGATGTTGAACAGCCCAAACTTGGTGATGCTGCCCCAGTCGGAACGCAGGTCCTGGATGCGGGGCATGTTCAGTATCAGTGAACCGCTGGACAGGGTGATGGCCCAGCGGTCTGCCGATGCCTGATAGGGGAAGTTCACGCCCTCGACGTGGAGGCTATCAAACGTGACCTCCGCATTCGTCAACGCCATCATTTCACCCGTAAACCCGCTCCATTCAATGTTGATGCGATGGAACAGCTCGTTGTTTAACGCGCTCCGCACCACAATGGCGGATGTGGCGGTCTGGTTTGTAGTGCCGCCGCTGCTGGCGTTCAGATAAAGGTTGTTCCACGTCGAGCCGCTGCCGGCGTAGAGGTCGAGGGCGATCTTGCCGTAACGGCAAGTCACCGTCTCGATGTTGTTGTTGAACATCCGCGCCTCGGTCCGCGAGGCGACAAGGTTGGTGTCGTAGTAGTTCTGGATCAGGCCGCTGCCGTAGAAGGAGGACACGTCGTGGATGTTCAGGAAGGTTCCCCAGCCGATGACGCGGAATGTGTAGGCGTTGGTGTTCTGCTGCGGTTGCGAATTAGCGTCTGACAATCCCCAACCGTTCGACGGCTTGAAATAAACGGCGACGTTGGCGATCTCGAACCGTGACGGGTCAAGCAGCGTCAGGAACGGCGTGTTCGTCGCGTTCACGAAATACGTTGCCGCCTCGTCCAGACTCGCCCCGCCCCAGTCCATTCTGGACCCGTGCCCGTCGGCGACGGTGATTGTGCTGGTGATCTGGTAATTGCCCGGCGTGCCTGTGATGGGAATGCCCGTGGTCGTGGAATAGTCCACCATTGCCTGAATGGCCACAGTATCATCAGTGCCCGTCGGCGTCGCCGTGGCCACAAAGTCACCCTTCGCGCCGAACATCTTAGGGCTGACCGTGAACACGTTCGCCCGCTCCCACGCATAGGTTGCGTTGGATGTGGACTTAAAGAACGTCCCGCGATTCGTCGTTCCGCTTGATGCCAACACGCGCCGGAAATCCCCACCGCCACCATCGCCGGCCGTGGTATAGCCGAGGACTTTCACATAGCTGAATAGGTCAGAGGTGAGCGGGTCGGCCGATATGAGGGCGGCGAGATTGCTGACCGATCTCAAACGAGCCTTGGCGGTTGTGGATGTAAGACCAACGTCGAGCGCGACGCTGTAATCGTTGTTGCCAGACAAAAGCGCCTCGTCGCTCAGGTCGTAGGTGAGCGTGCTCTTCAACACCCCGTTGGTCAGCACGGGTGCGTTTAGATACGCCGACCCGCGCACGTCGAGGTTCGTCAGAATCGTGAGGTTGTTGAACCGCTGCTGCGCCTGGGCGGTGAAACCCAGCCCAAGCGTCAACAGCAGAAGGCAAAGCGCGCAAATGTTCTTCATCCGATCCATCCTGTGTTTCCAGTTCCAGTCGCCTTCACCCAGGTCTGCGTCACCGTGCTGGACACCTGCTGGATGTAGATGCTGCCCGGGTTGGCCGTGACCACGCCTTCGGGCGAGCCCGTGCCGGTGTAAATCTGCGGCCCGGTGGCCACTGTGCTGCCCGTGATCTCGTCCTCTTCGGCTGCGGTGTAGGACACCGCGGCGTCCCAGTCGTCGCCGGTGAACCGGTGCGGGCGCTTGAGGTAATGCAGCCACGGGCGAGGCGTGGCGCCATCGAGGAAGCCAACGCCCTCCGGCACCAGCCGGAATGAGACGGGCGCCGCCCCGGGGAACTTCCGCGGGTCGGTCGCGTAGGCGCCCAGCACGTCGCCGATGGACGTGTAACCGGATTCCACCAGGTCCACGTGCGGCACAAACTCCGTCAGCGGATACCAGTAGCTGGTGTTCGTCGGCACCGTGCCGGCGGAGACGGGCGCAATCGCCACATAGACCAGTCCGGTGGGGCCGTAGGCCACGGTGTCGCCCGCGTCGTAGGCGGTGCCGTCGTCCCAATCGTCTGCGGAATAGCTGCGGGCCAGTTCCGACCAGTATTCCAGGTTCAGCGAATAGGTGTCGCCGCTCAGGATTTCCGGGTCTTCGCCGCTGCTGTTCTGGGTGGCCTCGTAGTAGGCATCGGTGGCCGGGAAATACACCTGGTCGCCCGCGGTGTAATTGCCGCTGGCGTAGGTGGCCGCATACTGCCGGCGCTCGATGACGCACAGGCCGGGCCACGCGAAGTCCCGCCACACCTGTTCCAGCGCCTGCGAGACGGCGCGCTTGAGCTGGTGAAACTCGCCGCTGCTCAGGTTGTCCGAGTCCCATCCGATCAAATCACAGACACCCTGCTCAACGGTTTGGTAAGTGGTGGCGCGCATGGTCAGCGGGTGAGCACGTTGGGCCGGTGGTCGGTGCCGGTGCCGGACTGGTTGCTGTAACGCTGCCGCAGTTCCGCGAGGAGCACGTCGGCCAATGCCTGTTCCTGCCGGCGCTTGTCGTTCAGCCCTTCGCCGGGCAGCAGGCGGGCGTAGGCAGCCTGGGTCAGGTAACGCTCGAACTCGGCCGGGATCGCCAGCCGCACCCATTTGCTGGGCGTGGTGGCCGGCGATTCCCCGGCGCTGGTCGTGGCGGTGGCCTGCCACCAGTCGCCCTGGAAGTATGCCTGGGAGGCCATGCGTCGTTCAGGGTTGAACTCAGCCGCGGCCCATCGGTGTGGCCTTCACGTCGGAATCGCTGCTCACGCGGATGAACTTGGCGGCCTTGGCCAGCGACAGGTTCAGCACCGCCTCCTTGCCCGCCGGCCAGTAGTGGCCGTCGGACGCCGTGGGCGTGCTGCCGTCAAAGGTCACCCGGATCGGATTCGCCCCCACGGTCACATAGACCGCAGTCGCCTCCCCGGCGAACGTGGTGGCCAGCGCCACCGCCGAGGAACTCACGGCCAGCAGCTCGTCGGTGCCGCCCGCGTAGGCGCACAGGGTGGAAAGGTCGGAAACGTTCGGTCTCATGCGTAGGTCTTTTGAAAGCGTTTGGATTCGGCCGGCGGGGTCCAGCCCACCTGGATGCGGCTGGTCTGCGGTTTCAGGCAGAAGGCCGCGCCTTCCTGCTCGCGCTTGGCCAGCCACTTGGGAAAGTCCAGGTCCTGATCAATCTGCTCGCCGTGCTGCCGGCGCCACAGGCTTTGGAAGAACGGGTCCACCACCATCGTGAGCGGTCCCCATTTGTCGTTCGTGCTGCCCGGCACGTTGTGCTCGTCGTAGAACTCCTTGGCGACGCGCTGGCGCTCGATGGCGGCCTGGTGCTGACCCTGCTCCCGCTCGGCCCAGAGTTTCTTCAGGCGTTCGCGGTCGGCGGCGGGCAGTTGGCTCAGGTCAACGTGGAAGGCGGCCATGTCTTGGGAAGGGCCGCCCCGCTCGCAGCGGAGCGGCCCCGGTGTGTGTGGCTGGAGCGGACAGTCTTACAGGATGGAACCGGACGGGCGGCGCAGCTTGCGGCCGTCCTCGACGAACAGGTAGATCTCCACCTCGCCGCTGGTGCATTCCGCCAGCGTGGGCGAGGCGCCCCCGGCCGCGGTGAACTTCGCGTCGATGGTGTCCGCCGCCACGTAGGCGTAGGGCGCGGTGACCGCACCCATCAGCTTGTCGGTGACGTAGGAGCCGTCGGCCGCGATTTCCGTCTGCGTGAGCAGGCGGTCGGTGTCGCCGCCGTCGCCGATCTCGACCAGCAGGCTGTTGATCGCCGAGTCCGAGAAATCGAACGCGGTGGGGAGGCTCATGCCCGCGAAGCGGGCGCGCGTGCCGATGGCAAACGTGCCGCTGCTGGGGATGATGGCCACCGTGCCGGTGGCGCTGGCGCCCAGCGCGAGCACGTCGTTGTAGTCGAGCGTGACGCGGTGGGTGGCGCAGTGCCGGGCGGCATCGGTGGGGGAGAGCGTGTGAACTTTCATGATCTGTTTCCTTGGTTAGAAGTTTCGGTTCGAGGTCAGTTCACGACGCCGGCAGGTAGGCGCCCTCGCCGCGCGGCGACTTGCAGAGCAGCATCCAGATGGCCTCGCAGAACGCCTCGTAGCTGCCGCCCTGATACGCCTTGCGCATCCAGGTGGGCTTCTTGTTCCAGCGCAGCTCCCACTTGGACTGGTGCAGGAAGTAGGCGCTCCAGTTCTTCTGGATGGCGCTGCCGTCAATCGCGTGCATGAAGTCCGCGATCACGAAGTCCACCGGGCCGCCGTCGTGCTCGTAACGCTGCATCACCCGGCCGATGGAGCGGTCGCCCAGCGGCTTGGTGTAGTTCACGCCGCTCGCCTGCGTGCTCGCGCTGGAGGGCAGGAAGAACACGCGGTTGTTCAGCCAGCGTTTCAGGCTCGGACCCATGAACGCTGTGATCGGCTCGCGGCTGCGCGTCACCGACCGGATGCTCGCCAGCACGTCCAGGATGGAATCCTCCGTGATGGACCCGGTGGCGGTGGTGCTCACGCTCGCGCTGGCCGGGCGGAAGTTGCTGTTGAAGTCGTCCACGCTGTGCGCGGACGTGCTGAGCCAGGAGCCGACCGAGCGGGTCTGCGTGCCGGTCACGCCGTCCACGCCGGCCACGGCTTCGGAATCGTCCAGCAGGTAGCCTTCGATGTCCGTCTTCAGCTCGTAGTTTTGCTTGTCGAGTTCGTGCGCCAGCTCGTCCTCTACGGCCTCGTTGTCGGACACGTCCTGGTGGAGCGTGGTGACGCTGGCGGCCTTGGTGGAGTAGTGAGCGCGGGCGACCAGCTCGGCCCGGCTGTCGCCGGCCGCCTGGAATCCGGTCACCGGCACGCCGTTCTTGTGAACGTTCAGGGCCGGGTCGCGGTATTTCTCCGTCTGGTAGTTGTGGATGGCGTTCACCAGCTTGCCGCCCGTGGGCAGCCAGTCGAGGAACGGCACATCCTGCATTTGGACATTGGTGATGAAGTTCTCCCAAGTCTCCTGGTTTCCGATGATGTTTGCGTATTCGATCATTTTGATCCGTGGTTGCGGATCACCCCTCTCACTGGCCGGGCCTCGACTTGCGAAGGTCCAGCCTGATCAATGCCCGACGATCTGCCTCGCTCGCGTCCGGTCTGGCCGCACGCGCCCGAATGTGCGCTTCCTGCGCGTCGCCGGGTTCCGTCGTGCTCACCTGCGCCCGCGGCATCGCCGCGATGGGCTTGGGCACCTTCGGTGAAACCGGCGCGGACTTGGCGGGCGTGGCCGTTGGGGCGTTGCCGCCCTGCTGTTGTTCGGCCAGCACTCCCAGCGCGTAGCGCCGGGCATGGATGGGCCAGTTGGCATCGGTGGCGCGCAGCGCCCGGAATCCCGGGTCGTTGGCCACCTTCATCCACGTCTGGCGAAACGGACTGTCGCTTTTGCTGAGTTCCGGGCTGGCCTTGAGCACCGCGTCGAGCGCCGCGCCTTCGTCCTTCAGGAACTGCTGCCGCTTGGGCACCGCCTCCAGCACCTGACCGGCCTGCCGCTGAACCCCCCGCAGATACTCGCGCATCTGTTTGCCCGTCCACGCGCCGTCACCGGGGGCGAGCTTCACGCCCGCTTCCCGCAACTGCGCCTCGACGGCATCGGGTTCATCCATGAGCTGGTCCAACAGGTCTTCGACCACCTGCAACGTGCCCTTGGCCTCGGTGCGTTTCTGCTCCAGGGCTTTCGGGTCCGTGATGCCGGCGAGCGGGCCGGCCTCGGCGGGGGGCGGTGGTGGGGGCGTCTGCGGCTGGGTCTCGGGCTGGCTGGCTTTCGCCTCCAGTTCCGCGACCCGCGCCCTCAACGTCTCCGCCTCCTGCCGCGCCGCGTCGCGCTGGCCCTTGGTCTTGGCGATGCGGTCCTTGACCCACTTGGGCAGCTCCTTGCGGGCGCCGCCTTCCGTCGGTTCAGGACCGTCCGTTTCCGCTGTGTCCTTGTCCGCGTTCGGTTCCGCCGTGGCGGAATCCGGCTGGGAAAGATCGGTTTCGTCGGGCACCCCGGTTTCCACTTCGGCCGCGGGTGATCCTTGATCGGCCTCGGCGGTTTCCGGTGTGTTTGGTTCCGTGGGTTGGGCGGCGGGGGCGGGCGCTCTCAGGAAATCCCTGATGGCGGCCACTCGGGCGGCCTGACTCGGTTCCTTGCTCGGCTCAGTGGCCGGGGCTGCGGTTTGGGGTGTTGCCGCTGGTGTGCCGTTACCCGCGGCCGGCGTCTCGCCGGTGTTCTGCATCGTCATCGGATTTAGCCCCGATGGGGGCGGAAGTCAGAAGGGCAGCCCTGCGGCCACCGAACTCCCCTGGCACCCGGCCACCCGGCCGGGCGCCGTGGGAATTCGCCCGTGCGAACTGACAACCTCGCGCGGCGCACCCCCCTCAAAGCAGAGCGCCCGCGGGTTGGCCACGGGCTGCTCAACAGAACCATAGTGTTTCCCACTCTTTCCGCTGTTTCTTACGGACTCGCGGCCTCCTGGCGCGCCAGTTTCACGGCGTCATCGAGCTGCCCTTGCAGGTCCAGCAGCATGGAGAGCCGCCCGCGCAGCCGGTGCGCTTCCTCGTCGCCGATGCCGGCACGGCACAGCGCCTCGGTTTCAATGGCCACGTTGTCAGTCAGGAGCTGATTCACGCCGTTCCAGAGCGCGTCCTGCGGGTCGAGCAGCGCCAAGCGGCGTTTGAATTCGGCAGTCATGGGGTCAGTTCAATTTGGAAGGCAGGAAGGCAGGAATCGGAGGGAACCTGTTCTTTTGTTCCTGCTTTCCTGCTTTCCAGATTCAGCTTCTTCACTGCGGCACGCCTCCCGGCTTCGTGGTGGGCGCCACGCCGATGCGTCCGATCTGCTGGTTCTGCTGTTGCGTGACGCTGAAGGTGAGGTTCTTCACGTGGTTCCCCATGAGCTCCGCGAAGCGTCCGCCCTGTGCCAGCGCCTGCTGGTAGTTCGGGTTCGCCGCCACGATGCCCTGCGCGTATTGCAGCTTGGCCGGCGCCGTGGGGTCGTTCTCGACGTATTGGGGTTCGTTGCCCAGGAACATCTGCGCCAGCTCGTTCTTCACGTCATTGTAAAGCTTCTGGCTCGCCTCGCCCGTGCTCACGATCAGCTCCTTGGCCCAGCGCGGATCAATCGCCCGCATCTGCATTTCCGTCAGCTTGGCGCGGCTGATGATCCCCGCGGCGTCGCCCGGCAGCACCTTGGTGCCGATGAGTTCCATCTTGGCGGCCACGAGTTCGGCATCGAGTTCGCGCACGTCGAAGTGCAGATCCACGGCCAGCACGCCCAGTCGGTCGCGGTGACTGTCCAGCCAGCCCGCGGGCGCGCCCGTCACGCGGGCGAACTCGGCGTCCGGCATGTAGGCTTGCGCCAGCCCCACCATCTGCTGCAACGCGGCCGACCAGCTCAGCATCCACCCTTGCACCATCATGGCCTGCAATGCCTGCGTGCGCGCCCCGGGCACCTTCTCCGAAAGCAGCCCGAAATAATTGTCCACCGCGGCGTCGAGCCGGTCCATCGCTTCCAGGCATTCCACCATGCCCTGACCGCTGGGCATCTGCATGAAGGCCGGTTCCTTGCCTTGCACCACGGTGTTCCGCACGCCCGGACCGAACCGGTATTTGGTCCCCAGCGGTGTGTGATACTCGTTGATCGGCGGCATCACGGTCATGCTGGTGCGGTCGATCATCGCGTCGCGCAGGCCCTTCAGTTCGTTCTGCCAGGTATGCACCACCTCGGGCACGCCGCGGCTGCTCGTGAAGCACCGGCACCAGAACTCGCGGGCGCCCTCCACGTAGGGATACTCGCCATGCGGATACTCCAGCAGTTCGTTGCGCGCACACGAATCGCGCAGCGCCGGATGCACCGTCGTCAGCCACACGCCGGGCACGCCGTCCTCGTTCACCGTCCGCCGCACGCAGTGGAGCAGCTCGATGTAGTTGTGCTCGATGGGCAGCCCCTGCGTGACGGTCTGGTTCACCGCCGTCACGCCCGTCAGCGAGGAACCGCCCACGCCCTCGGGCAGGCTCCAGAACGCCGTCACGGATTTCCCGCGCTGCTTCACCGCCGCCTCCACCCACGCCTTGTCATAGTCGCGGTCGTTCACGCGGGCGCGCAGTTCCGCCTCGGTCACCCACTCGCGCTGGTAGATCACGCGCGCCTCCTGGAGGCTCGTGGTGTCGCCCGGCACGAACACCTCGTCCCACGGCCGCAGCGCCCGGATCATCGGCCGGTTCGCGGCCAGATACGGCACCGGCACCTCCGCCTTGCCCGTGTCGCGCAGTGCGCGCAACGCCCGCTTCACCGTCGCGGGGCGCAGCGGCGGGATTTCCGCGTCCATGTCCGCGCCGCCCAGTTGGCCCCGGGCGAACTCGCGGTAGATGAGCTGCACCGTGGCCACCATGAGCTGGTCGAGGTCGTCATCCACGCCCAGGCTGGCCACGGCCGGCGCCAGTTGTGGCAGCAGCGGATTGTCGGGGAAGGCCGGCGCCAGTTGCTGGCCGATCACGGCGAGGTCCGCCAGCGTCACCGCCTGCAACTTGAGCCGCACCTTCTGTTCCCAGGTCGGATGCAGCACAAACCAGCCGTAGTGCTCGCGGTATTGCGCCGCCAGCTCCACCTCGCGCACCAGCTCCGCGGTGAGCACGGAGTTGACGAAATGATCCGCCAGCGCCACGGCGTATTGGCCCGCCTCGTCATCCGCCGCCTTCGGCCGGAACATGGCGCGCCAGAACGACGTGGTGAGGATGGCCACGCGCTCGTTGATGATGCGGTCGGCCAGCATCGGCCGCGTGTCGCTGGCGCCCTCGAAGGGGAAGGCCGGGCTGTCATCCGTGCCGCGCTTGCGGCCGTCGGTGGACTGGTTGGCCCAGCGGCAGAAGCGGATCTGGTCGGTGCGGAGCAGGGACGTGCCGTTGAGCGGCGCGCACTTCTGGAACTCCGTGATGAGCTGGCCCACGTCGGGCTTCGGCCCGTCATGGGCCATGACATCGGACTGCATCGGTGACCGGCGCGCAAAGGCGCAGGCCGCCCGGACGAACTCCCATTCGTGGCGGGAACCTAACCGGCCCGCCGCCGGCTGTCACCTGGATTCAGCGGGGGGGGGGGCGTCACAGCAGCGCACCATCCAGTTCGCGCGCGATACGGTCGCAGGCGTTCTTGTAGTGCGCAGCATCCAGTTCGACGCCGATGAAATTGCGGCCAGTCCGCACGCACGCGACGCCGGTCGTCCCGCTGCCCATGTATGGGTCGCAGACCGTCGCACCAGTCGGCACGCCCGCCTCGTTCATGCACCACGCCATCAGCGGCACTGGCTTTTGCGTCGGATGCACGCGACCACCGGCCTTGTCTCCTTGCTGGCAGATACCTTTCCACATGAAGCGGTAGATTCGTGCCGCGCCCTTTCGGTTGTGCCACGCGAACTCAACATCCGAAAAGCTGTCGAACGATTCGAGGCCGTTGAGCTTGTCCCACGCGAGCCATCGCCCTTCCGGCAGCCGTGCCGCGTAGTGTTCAGCTCCCCACAGCACTACATTGCCGAAGTCCAGCCAAGGTGCCGGGTCGAACGGGCGGTCATCGCCCATGATTGGCTCAATGTTCCGGCGACTGTGTTTGCCTTTTCCTCCGCTACCCTTGCAGTAGCCGATTCCGTAGGGCGGGTCGCTGACGATTGCATCAGCCGCGCGCAATTCCGGGAGCACGTCGAGACAGTCCGCATTTATGAGGAGCGCCCACGAATGACGCCCAACAAAACGCTGCGCCAACCCGCGACCAGCCTCCGCAGCTCCAGCGGTGTCTATGCGCTCGTTCATCGTGCGTTGAATTGTCCATTCACCTGCCGCTCCTGCACCCACGGCTCGTCATCGCCCCAACAGAAGACCGGCCATGAAGAGATGATCCCGTGCTGCGGGGCCACCAGGAAGAAGTCCTGCACCGGCTTCTGGAAATCGAAGTTCCCGATGGCGGCATACTCGTCAAAGCCCTTGCCGCTGCCGTTGACGCGAATGCCGCGGTAATCGGCGCGGTAATGCCAGTGGCCGAGCAGCCACGTATCGAACTCGAACATCTTCTTCATGCGGGCCATGGCGATGAGCTGGGGCGACAACATGCCGGCGATGCCGGAGCCACCGCGGCATTCGTCGCCGTGGCTGGCGATGAAGCGGTGGTCGTAGATGGAGAACTGAAGTTTCTGGGATTCCGAAATCAGCCAGTGAATCCGCTGGTCGTCCGCCTGCGTGTGGCGGATGAGGTGATACAAGAGATAGTCAAAGTTATCCCGCGCCCGGAACTTAGCCCGCGGCTTGCGCGACATGCGCGGGTGATTACCGACGACGCCGGTGAACCAGACTTGCCCGAACTCGTCCGCCAGGGTCTTCACGGCCCAGGCGCAGGGCTTGAGCCAATAGAGGAGCGAGCCGACGAGGGTGTCTTCGTTGGTCTGTTCGAGTTCCTCGTGGATGAAACCGCTGAACATGTCGCCGAGCCAATTGGTGACGATGCCGGGATAGCTGAACTGGGTATTGTAACCGCGGGCCACTTTGATCGTGCGCTCAACGAAGAGTTTCCAGCGGGCGAGGGCGGTCGCGCGGTCGTAGCAGTTGCGGCCCTGGACCTGATCGAGCGAGACCTTCTCGTCGAAGTGCCAGTCGCTGACGTTGACGACGGGGATGACTTCATGCCGCTTGCGCTGTTTGGGGGCGAGGGTCCAAGCCGGCGGGGGCGTCTTGTTCAGCAGGCATTTGCGCACAAAAGAGTCGAACACGTCGTCGCGCACCCGTGCGCTCAGAGCCTCGTCGAGGGCACGCCGGGCGGCGCGCAGTTCGCCGCGCAGGCGGTGCTCCTCGGCAGCGGAAAGCTGCTCGCGGCCGTCAATGCGGAAGGCTTTTCCAGCGGGCGAACTCTTGGACTGTTTTGGGGTTGCCATAGAGATTCCTTGATCCGTCCAGGACGCGATATTTCGCGGATTCGGGGCATTTGTGGCTCAGGTCCTGAATGACGCTCGATTTTACGGCGGCGCGTTGGGCCAGCGACCGGCCTGTAAGCAGTTCGCCATCGGGCAGCTTGCCCAGCAGGTCCAGAATCTTGAGGTGGCGCGGGGCCATGCGCGTCGCGCTGGCCGGTTCGCCGTCAATAGTGAAGGCGGGCGTGGGTTTCATGGTGTTTTGCTGAACAGCGAGAGCAGCCCCTTCATGTCCACCTTGGCCGGGATGGCCGACGGGGTGGCCGAAGCCTGGATGGCGGCGACGGATTTCACGGAACTTCCCTGCTGCAAGAACAGGCACAGGCTCATGGTGGCGGACAGGCTGGCCTGCTGCGCGGGCTCCAGCTTCGACCAGTCCACCAGCGTGGCCACCTTCGCCGACCGGCTGGCGATGCGGTTGATCTTGGCGATCTTCGCGGACGGGATTTCAGCCATCTCGGCGTCGCTCAGGCGCACGATGCCGGCGTGATCGGAGCGGCAATCAAAGATGGCCCCGTGCTCGCGCTGGGCAATCCGGCGGGCCGTGCCCAGGATGTGGCGGCACTCCAGCACGTCGCGCTTGATGATGTCCGACAATTCCCCGTAGGTGACGGTTTCACCCATCGCCACCGCGGACAGGCGCTTGGCCAGCAACTGCGCCTCGACGCTGGCCTGCCCGATGCGTGGCGCGGGATTGATCTCGGTGGAATCCATGATGAAGTGTCGTGTTGTGGGGCGATGTGTTGTGGCGTGCAGTGAGGTGACGTGGTGTGCAGTGGAATGCGGTGATGCGCCGTGGTGAAACTCAGGACATTTCTGCGAACGATTCGACGGTGGCCTTGAAGCGGCCGTTGGTGCCGCCGTTCTCGGGGCGGTATTGGCCCACGCCGATGAACTGGCCGGCGTAGGTGAAATACTTCTGCAACACGTCCTTGGTGATGATGTCATCGAGCACATAGACGGTCACCTTTGCCTCCCACTGAGTCAGCGTGGGGAAGGTGCGGCTGACCCGCTTGCCGGAGCCGCGCACGCCGTCGGCATTGGCGTTGATGGTGACGGCAACGATGTCGGCCCGCTTGCGGTTGGTCACGGCGTCGTCGGGAATCAGCAGGCCGGACTGGAGTTTCTTGGTCCATGTGGATTTGCCTTTGCCGGGGATGGTGTCGCCGGTGTAGCGGGCCGCGGCGACCGTCGAACACTTGAGGGCGAAGGCGGGGATGAACACGCGGTCGTCAGCGGTGAAGTGCGCCTTGTTGATCCAGGTGCGCGCCTCGTAGTCCGCGGCCCCCTCGCGGTCGCTAGTCTTGGGCGTGTCGTGCTTGCGGCTTTGGGTCATGGCGGAACAGGAGGACAGTGCGATGATTGCAGTTTTCATGGCGATGTGTTGTGGTGTGTCGTGCTATGTCGTGAGGTGGAGTGGTGTGTAGTGTGGTGCGGTGCTGTTGGATGCCGTGCTGTGAAGTGTTGTGAGGTGACGTGGCGTGAAGTGCAGTGGCGTGTTGTGTTTTTAGGCGGTGGGAAATTCAGGTTTGCTTCGGGTGGGTGACCGCGCTCACACCGCCTCCTCCCATTCCCTGAGCCAGTCCAGCGCGGGCCGGGCGGCCTTGAACTGGCGTTGCCAGCAGAGCAGGTCCAGCCGCGCCTCGTCGCGCAGGCGCCACTCCTTCTCCTCCGGGTAACGCGCCGCGTAGGCCTCCAGCCGCGCCTCCACCCACGCCTTGATCTCCGAATTGAATCCCTGCCGCGCCAACCACTCCGCCACGCGCTCCGCATCGCCCTTGCGCCAGAAGATGAGTTCACCGCGCACCGGCCACTTCGCCGTCGAAGCCTCACCGGGCACCTCGCCCCACCGCTGTTTCGGAATGTCACTCATGGCTGGGATTCAATTTGGAAGGCAGGAAGGCAGGAAGGCAGTCCACTGCTTCGCCATCGCCTCGGCTATGCCGGAGAACGTCCGGCTTCGTTCCTTCCACCGGTCCGCACTCGGCGGCAGTTTCCAGATTCGTTGCTCGCGGCCTTCCACGATCTGCGACGGCGCGAGAAGCGGGAGATTCTTGAGCCACAGGCAAGTCGCCTTGGTCTCGCCGTGGCCGTGCTGCCAAGGCTGAATCACCTGGTCAGGCTTTCGGATTTTCGAGCTGATGATGCTCACCGGATTTTCCAGCGCGATGTGCTGGATCGGCGCGGCCAGAAGCAGCCGCACGAAGTCCAGAGCCTCAGCCTGCTCACGCTGCTTTGCCGCGAACCAGCGCGCACCGCTCACCGCCAGATGAGTGCAGGGCGGGTGCGCCACCATGATGTCCCAGCCTTCGCCCAGGATTTCCCGCACGTCGCCTTGGTGGTGGTTGCCAGGCATCTCGCTCGGCAGCAGGTCACATGACCACGCATCCCAACCACGACGGGCAAATGCGTCCCGAACTCTGCCGCTGTATTCGCACGCCACGAGAACGCGACCCGGACGCCGTTTGAGAATGTCGCCCCTGTTCATGTTTCCCTTCCTGTTTTCCTGCCTTCCAAATTCACCCGCCTTCACTCCGGCGTTTCCATCACGCCCTGCTGGGCCGCGGCCACGTCCTTGTCCTCCACATGCGCGTCGATGAACCTCATCCACGGCTTCACATAGACCAGCGCCGCCGGACCGGTCGGGCCGTTGCGCTGTTTGCAGATGAACAGATCCTGCCGCTTCACCCGGCCTTCCAGGTCGTCACGGATGTCGCCCGGCAAGGCCGCCACCGCGGCGCTCTGCATCCACGCCAGCCGCTTCTCGGCCAGGGCGCGCTTCACTTCGTCCTCGCTGTTCAGGTCGCGCCGGGCGCGGCTCAGGTCCACGTCCGTCAGGAACATCACGATGTCGGCGTCCTGCGCCGGCTTCTGAGAATCCTTCAGGTCGCTCAGCATCGGCGTGCGCTCGCGTTCGCTCCGCTCGCGGTTCGCGTTCTCCTGCGCCAGCACGATGAAGGGGATGTTCAGCTCCTTCTTCAGCGCCATGAGCCCGTCGCTCACGTCGGAGATGCGCTGGTTCATGTCGTAGTAGCGCGTGCCGCCGTGGCCGTTGAGCAGTTGCAGGTAGTCGATCACGATCAGCTTCACCCCGTGCTGCCGCACCATGCGCCGGGCGCGGATGGCCAGCTCCTCGATGCTCAGGCCGGGCGATTCGTCCACCAGCAAGGGCAGGCGCTTGAAGTCCTGCATGGCCCGGGTCAGCCGCGCCGCGTCGAGATCGTTCAGGAAGCCGTTGCGATACGCCTGGTAGTTCACCTGCGCCTGCTGGAACACGATGCGCGAGGCCAGCGCCGCGAGGTTCATTTCCAGCGAGAAGACACCCACCGGCGTCTCGTGGGCCGACGCGACGTGCGCCGCGATCTGGAGCGCCACGGCCGTCTTGCCGCCGCCCGGACGGCCCGCGATGATGATGTATTCCGCCGGCTTGAGCCCGCACAGCATGTTGTCCAGGTAGTTCATGCCGGTGCTGAACCCCTTCATCTGCTTCCTGCCCTGCCGGAACGATTGCAGCTCGTCGATGACGCCCGGGAACGCCTCGTAAACCGGCCGCGCTTCCACGCGGGAATGGCCCGCCAGCAGGTCGCTCACCTCGGCGCTGAAGCGGTTGGCCAGCTCCATCGGCGCCACGCACTCGTGCGCCTCGGCGGCGACGCGCGCACAGATTTGCAGCATCCGCCGCAGCAGATGTTTCTCGGCGACCAGCTCCAGATAGCTCGGCAGGTTGGCCGCGCTGGGCACGGCGTCCATGAGCTGCGACAGGAAGGCCAGCCCGCCCACGTGCTCCAGTTCGCCGGAATCGCGCAGGCGCTGCTGCACGGTCACCAGGTCCACGGGTTTGGACTCGCCATTCAGCGCCTCGATGGCCAGCCAGATACCGCGGTGCCGCAGGTCGTAGAAGGCCAGCCCACCCAAGCCCAGCCGCTCGATGACCAGCGGCAGCGAATCCAGCGGTGCGCCCAGGCAGCAGCCCAGCACGCCCTGCTCCGCCTCCAGCGAATGGGGCGGCAGGCGGTCGAGCTTGGTGGTGTCAAAGGGCTTGGTCATTGGTTTCCTTTCGTTCCCAAGAGATGCCATGCGAGACGCACCACTGCCGGAACCTGTCCGTTGCCGAGGCAGCGCAGTCGGTCCACCCGAGCGGCCACCCCATTAGCCACTCGACGGCGCAAACGGTTCGCCAGCCGAGCAGTTTGCCGCCGAGTATGCCGCCACCAGCGCCTGCGAATAATGCCAGCTCATTCACCACACTCCTTTCCGTTCAATCGCCGCACCCACGCGCCGCGACGTTTTTTTCCAAGCTGGAACACCGCTTCGCGCCCGCGGGGCGAGCGGAGCCGGAGTTGCCCCTGCACATTGCGCCACACCCAGCGGCGGGCGGGCGGCTGTTCCGCATCGGTGCGGCGCGTCACGGTGGCCAGATTCACGCGGTGCCATGTCGGTTCCGGGTTCATTCATTTCGCCGCCTCCAGCGCTTTCTCCCGCCGGTCCAACTCCCGCCGTCGCGCTTCAACTTCGGCGGTCATTTTTCGCCGGAAATCCTCAGACAAGCTCCCATCATCGAGACCTTTCATCATGTCTTCGCACTCGGCGCGGCCCTTCTTGATCGCCGCCGCCTCGCTGATGACGTGAACGCTCGCGCTCACGGTCTTGGCGGGGGCAGGGGCGCCGCTGGTGGTCTGGGCGAACTTGGCGGTCTTGGCCTGCCATTCGCCGCGCTTCAGCGGATCTTGCCAGTCGGCCAGGATCGCACGGCGCCAGTTGCGCGGCCAGCCCATCGCCCGGTTCTCGTAGTCGCTGAAACGGCTTCGGGCGAAGTCCTCGGGAATCGGCCCCTGCGCGACGGTCTCGCAGTAGCCAAGAAATTCCCCCCACGAAGGTTCCTCGGCGAAGCTGCCCCGGCCCCCCTTGGGGGGTAGGGGGGATTCCTCCAACTCCCCCTCTACTCCCTTGGAATTACTCCTACTCCTACTCTGTGCCAAGTCAGTTGCCAGTTCACCGGCCAAGTCAGTTGCCAATCCAGCTGCCAAACCACCTGCCAAGTCAGTTGCTAAGGGTTGGTTGTTTTGTCGGGGGTTGTAGGTGTCATAGTTGACGAAGCGGATGACGGTGCCGTTGCTGGTGGAATCGACCTTGACGACGCCCTGCTGTTGCAGCTCGCGGAGGTAGCCGGTCACCTTCACATCGGACCATTGCCAGCGGCGGGCCAGATGCTGGATGGAGTAGGCGACGCCGCCGCGGGGCACCTCAACCTTGGTTCCGGCCCGGGCCGGCGCGGTGGCGTCGTCGGTGTTGGCGAGCAGCAGCAAATCCACCAGCGCGGCCTGCCGGCAGAACTTCTCGGCAAACCAAAGGTCATGCCCTGCGAGGGCGCGCACCAGGTTGACCGAGCCGCTGAGACGTTGCTGGGTCATACCTTCTCCAGTAGGATGCGGCTGACCCAGTTGGGCGTCAGGCCGGTGAACTTGGCGATCTCCGCATAGGTGTGCCCCGTGCGCTTCATCCGCTTGATTCTCTTCCGCAGCTCGGCCGTGATGTTGTGCCGGGTGAACT